GCGCCAACACGCATTCATACGCCACCTACAGACCTTCGCACATCGTCGCAGAGCTCTGATGTGCTGTGCTTGCCGTCAACGAGTTGACGTCAACCCCAGGTCTTTAAAAGGTGGCTCGTGTGTGTGTGTGCTATCCCACACACACAGCAGCCTAAATCACTCAGCGTAGTCATGGACTACGCATGGGAGAGTTCCCCTAAGGGGGAAATCACAGACCGGCGCTCACACGGTTACAGACCGTGTATCACGGGCCGCCGGTCATAGATTGTTACATAACAATGTTGTAACGGAAGCGTCCCCAGGGGGGCGCTGACCCCCTTCTACAGGGTGAGTACTGTTCTTCTGAGGGAGGGAGCAAAGCGACCGACCGAGGAAGAACGCCCTACGAGCTTGTGGCTCGTAGAGCTTCACAAGCGAGAAGGTCTTAGACAGTCACCTTAGTGACTGGATAAGACATACCGTCGTGAGTCTTCTAGGACTCACGACGTAAGGGTGGAAGTCTTTTTGTCTAGAGAGTATTCCGCCGATGAGGCGAAGGCGGAGACTCTCAACGTTCTCCGTAATGGCGGCACTATTGCAGCCGCCATGAGGAAAGTCAATAAATCCTACAAGAGCTTCGAATACTACATGAGAAGCGACGCCCGCTTTAAGGCGGACGTTGAAAAGATTAGGCGGACGCTCTCTGGCGTTGAGCGGCCGACCGTTCCTAATTTCCCTCGCTTCTGTGAAAAGTACTTCGGAATGAAGCTGTTCTGGCACCAGCTTCAGTGGTACGACATTCTGGAGGGAAAGGACCCCAGGGACCTTCACCCTGAGCAGGTTTACGAACCTCGCGACCCTAACTTGGTCCTGATCAACACTCCACCCTTCCACGCGAAATCGATGACGATTTCGATCAACTACGTGACGTACCGCATCGTGGAGGATCCCAACATCCGAGTGCTCATCGTCTCCAAGACTGGGCAGTCGGCCAACAAGTTCCTCAGTGCTATCAAGGACCGCCTCTCGTCCAAGACGAGGCTCTTCCAAGAACTCAAGGATGACTACGCTCCCCCGGAGGGATACGACGGCAACGATGCCGTCTGGCGTAGCAACATGATCTACCTGAACCCTAACCTTCGCACACGCGGAGAGAAGGACCCTACGGTTCAGGCTCTAGGCATCGGGCAGCACATCTACGGTGCCCGTGCCGACCTGATCATCCTTGACGACTGTGTTGACCTTGACAACGCCCACGAGTTCGAGAAGCAGATTAACTGGATTCAGAACATCGTGGACTCCCGGCTTGAGCCGGGCGGTCTCATGCTCGCTGTAGGTACCCGCCTGGCGGCCCAGGAGCTTTACTCAGAGCTTCGCAACCCGGCGTGGTACACGGACGGGGATATCCCCTGGACGTACCTCTCACAGCCCGCCGTGCTCGAATTCGACGAGGACCCGGAGAAGTGGGTAACCCTGTGGCCCCGGACCAACTTCCAGCCGCCCGGCAAGGCTGGCCAGGAACCTCCCGGCGAAGACGGCATGTGGCCCATGTGGGATGGGCCAAGGCTGGCCAAGGTTCGCTCTCGGCGCTCCGCAGAGAACTGGAACCGTGTCTACCAACAGGCTCAAGTCTCCGCTACCGCTACGTTCACCGTGAAGATGTTGGAAGGGTGTACCGATGCCCTCAGGGTTCCTGGCGTCATGGTCAATGGACAGCGGGGTCACCGTCCAGATGGAATGTCCGGACTGTTCGTCATTGCTGGTCTGGATCCTGCCCCCAGTAACTATACTGCGGCAGTCGTCATCGGAGTCGATCGAGCTACAGGTAGACGCTATGTGCTCGACGTGTGGAACCAACATGGCGCAACACCTAGCCAGATTCGTGCACTCGTCAAAGCATGGACCGTACGTTACGGCATCCTAGAGTGGCGCATTGAAGAGAATGGCCTAAACAACTACATCAGCCAGGACGAAGAGATCCTTCGCTGGTGTCGCTCTCGCGGCGTAGGCGTGTTCGGTCACCTCACCAACAAGAACAAGTGGGATCCACAGTTCGGTGTTGCCACCATGGCCAACCTTTTCCTCGGCCATGAAGAGGGTGGCAATATGATCCACCTACCGAACCGGCGTGGGCACCACGGCATGCAGTCCCTCTACGAACAACTTCTCGCTTGGTACCCAACCCCCAGCCAGACCAAGATGCCCACACAGGATTGTGTGATGGCTCTGTGGTTCGCTGAGCTAAGGGCGAGAACCGTCACGGACGAGTTCGACCACACCACTCACATGGATTCAGACATGATGAGTGAGCACGACAAAGAGAACCAGATCACCATCGACATGGATGACTGGCTGGCCAGATCCCACTCTGGCGGAGAATTCATGATGCTAGACGACTGGTTCGAACAGCAGAACAGAGAGAACGGGCTGGCCCGTTGGAGTAGAGGAGGCTTCTAGTGGTGAAGCTATTCGCTACGTGTAAGTTCTGCGATGAACGAGTCTACTTCGAGGTGCCGCCCTATGCCGACGCGGCACAGGTAACCTACTGCTTCAAGGCAGCCATGGATGCCCACCTGCTAGTGCATGTGGAGGAGATGACGGAGATCCCGAATGCGAGATATTGAGCAGATCGCTCAGTTCACTCGGGAGATCCGGCTGCGCAACTATGCGCGAGACCAGAGGATGAGTAACGTCCGTTCAGTCCGAGCTGGCGAGGTTCAGCGCATAATGCCCGGCATGCTGCCGGATGCGTGGCCGAAGTCGATCGTCTCGAACACGATTGACATTGCCGCCCGGTTCACTGCGGAACAGACCGGCGTCATGCCCTTGATCTCCTGCACTTCTGGCATCATGGTCTCCGACCGCCAGAAGAAGTACGCACAGAAGCGCACCCTCATCGCGAACCACTACGCGGGCGAGTCCCGCATCAAGGCGAACCTTGTTGAGGCTTGCGACTGGTACGACACCTTCGGCTTCTTGCCGATTATGATTGAGCCGCACTTCGGTGATGCTTATTGCCAACCAGGCCCGCGCCTTCGTTTTGAGAACCCGATGGGTTGCTATTTCGATGTAGACGCCTTCGGGCGAACCAGAGTGTTCGTCAAAGTCTACGACGAAGAGGTTGCTTCTCTTGCGGCGAAGTTTCCACATCTCGCCCGCGCCATCGTGACCGACCCTCGCGAGCTAGAGACCTCTCGCAAGATTGAGATGGTTCTCTACATGGATGATGACCAGACGGTCATCTATCTACCAGGTCGCAACAATCTGGTCATTAGCCAGATGCGAAACCCGATGGGTCGCGTCATGGTGCGCGTGGCCCGCAGGGCGCAGTTCGATCCCGAGACTCGTGGGTCTTATGACGACGTAGTGTGGATTCATCTAGCCCGCTCGCGCTTCGCAATGCTCGGCCTTGAGGCTGCACAGGACAGTGTGTATGCGCCACTGTCGGTACCTACCGACGTTCAGAAGATTAGCCTTGGCCCGAAGGGCGTCATCCGAACCAACAACCCGGAGAAGGTCCGGCGTGTTGGTATGGAGATGAGTCCAGCAGCCTTCCAGGTGGGCGAACTTCTGAACAACGAAGCCATGGTTGGGGCGCGCTTCCCTGAGGGCGCTACAGGCAAGTCTCCCGGCTCCATCGTTACCGGTGCTGCCGTGGATAGCCTAATGGGCACCATCGACACCAAGGTGCGCCAAGCGCAAGAGTCTATTGGCATGGCTCTTCAGGACGCCCTGTCGGACGCTTTCGAGATGGACCAGAGGTTCTGGCCACGCACCGAGCGCTACCTCCGCGTCAAGGTAAACGGCAGTACGTTCGAAGAGACCTATGTCCCGATCAGGGACATTAACGGCGTCTACCAGGTAGACGTTACCTACGGCATGGCCGCAGGCATGGACCCGAACAGGGCCTTGGTTTTCCTCTTGCAGCTACGTGGCGACAAGGATATCTCGCGAGCCTTCCTACTCGCGAACATGCCCTTTGACATTAACGTAGAGCAAGAGATGGAAAAGGTTGATAACGAAGAGCTTGACGATGCACTCAAGCAAGGGATCGCAGGTCTTGCCGGTGCAGTGCCTCAACTTGTGGTTGCCGGTCAAGACCCAGTAGATATCATCAACAAGCTGGCGGCTGTCGGCAAGGAGCGCGAGAAGGGAACACCCCTTCGCGATGCTGTCTTGAAGGCATTCCAGCCCAAGGTCCCCCCGCCCGGCTCTATGCCTCCTGGTGCGGCACAACAGCCCGGAACACCTACACAACCCGGTCAGGCTATGCCACCGGGTCCGGGAAGCCCCGGTATGCAGGCACCGGGCGGGGGCGCTGCCCCCGCACCGCCACCGCAACCCGGAGGTGGGGGCGGTATGGATATCGCCTCAATGCTGGCTGGCCTCACCGGAGGCGGCCAGCCGAACCTAACCGCATCAGTATCACGAAAGGCCCCTCTAAGTGGCTGAGATCACCCTTGCTGACCTTAGGTCGGCACTTGATGCCGAGGGCGTCAAGGTTGACGACGAGGCTCTTAGCCGGGCCTATCGGAAACTACGCAACCCCAACGGTTGCGAGCACTGTGGCCAGCACGTGAAGGTTGGTGTCATCAAGACCAGTGGGTCTGGCCATGGCATTCACACCGCGTGTTGCAGTGTTCTCGTTACCCCAATGGATGAGCCTAAGGGCAGGAAGCGCAATGGCTGATTACACTCCGCCCGGTGGGCGTGATTTTGGTACTCCTGACTTCTCGGATGCCATTCCCCCGAGCCCGCCCAATCAGGGCGGCATGGCTGGCGTCAACTACACCAACCCCACGACCTTTGAGTCCGGTTCTGTTCCGGCGAGTACCGGAGCTATCGAGTCCAACTGGTCCGGCCTGGTGAACACGAGCGCCGTTGGCAGCGGCGGTCCGGTTGATGGTTATCGACCGAACCCTGTCGGCGGTTCGTATAACCCCGGCAACGGCAATCCGCCTAAGGGCGGCGGCACCGAGCGATCTAACGCTTCGTAAGGGAGTGGGTCATGTTTGACGAGGACGAGGATAGTTTTCAGTTCGTTGATGGGCGAGAGCCGTCCGATGACGTTCTCGTCAAACTGATCCCACGTAAAGCTAACGGCTGGATCTTCGCTACGATCGCAGCCGAGTTCACCAAGAACGTTCTCAGTGCCGCTACTGCGGCGATGGACGATATCACTACCGTGTTCTCTCAGCGTTATAACTATCAGCAAGACCGAGACGCCTGGTCTAGCGAGGTTGGCTACGACATTGAACACATCGAAGACTTCCTAGCGGAAGAAGAGGATAGGGATGCCTGCGCCGAGTAAGCCCGCACCGGCTTCTGGGCCGGGTGCTCTTTCCCGCAGGACTGATACTGGTCCCGCACAAAAGCTGATGCAGCTCCCCGATGCCAAGTACGGCGAACAGGCGACCTATCAGCAGGACCAGCGCGGAGCGCCCCTGGCGCAAACACCGACACCTTCAGCTCAACCGGCGCAGTTCGCTCCGAATCCTGCGGCTCAGTCCGTCGTGCCCTTCAGCGCGCCCACACAGCGCCCCTCAGAGCCCGTGACCAACGGGGCGGCACTGGGGGCCGGGGCTGGCCCCGAAGCCCTTGGAATCGCCCCTCAGCAGATCCTACGAGGCGATGCAGACAAGCTTGCCCGCTACCTCCCCGTGCTGGAGTTCGCGGCCAATGCCCCTGATTCGCTTCCCGGAGCAAGACTCTTCGTCAACACACTAAAGGCAAACATGTCGGCTGGCAGTCCGACCAACGGTCCGGCTGCCAATCCTATCCCGACACCCACGCCCACGGTTGGCGGTCCCACACCACAGTAGAGGATGATATGGCCATCTGGTCTGCGTTCACGAATGCCGTAGGTGGAGCATTCAAGAACCTAGGAGACATGTTCGGCGGAGACCCGAACCAGAGCTTCATGGATCGGATGGGCAAGGGTCTGTCTGCCGCGTTTGACTTGGGGGCCAAGGCCCCGGCGGATTTGCTTGGTATGGCCCCCCATGCTGTTGAGGATGTGTGGAAGGGGTTTGTAAACCTAGACCAGCGCGCCTACACCGATATCATCTCCCACCCGCTTAGCGACATGTTCACCATGGCCGCTAAGGTCCTCTACTCTGACAAACAGGGCGAGGGCTTGTGGGGCGGCATCGGAAGCAACCTGTTCAGCAAGCAAGCCTGGATTGATTCGTGGCAGCAATCTAACCACTACTCTCCAGGCCAGGCTATAATGCTGGCCTCGAACAATCTCAACTCTCCCAAGGTTCCTCTGGCTCAGACCATGCTCCAGCAGGGCATGAATCAGGACCAGATAAACCAGCTTGAGAATTCTGATCCTCTGTACGCTAAGGCCCTCAACGAGAGGGCCATTGATCCGTCCGACCCCCAGGCTGTAGAGCAGATGCTCCAGGGTGGAGGTTGGGGTTACCGCCTCGGCAGTGGCGTAACCGATGGCATTCTACGCACCTATCTTGATCCCGCCAACAAGGTAATCAAGACAACTGCGCCGATGCTAAAGGTCATCAAAAACAACCCGGTGAAGGATCCTGGCGACGTACAGAAGGTGATGAACCTTCCACGCACCCAGCGCTTCGTGAACTGGACCGTGGGTAAGTCTGCCGCCGAGATCGCAGAGCATCCGGTTCTGCGCAAGAGCGCGTACCGTTGGACCGTTGCCAATGCCCTGTCTGGTGCAAAGAACGAGCAAGAGTCTGCCGCCCTGTTCCGCACTCTGATCGGCGACAAGTCGGCCTACGAGGAACTTCTAGCGGCGAACCAGGCTCTCGCGTTCCGCAACGCTAACCTGATGGCACCTGCTTCTGTCATGGAGAAGTGGGGCCTTGCGTCCGGCGACATGTGGGACATGGTGACGGACTGGCTCTCTCCGGTCGAGAAGTCTAAGGCCGCTTCAGCCCAGGCTGCTCTGAACTCTCAGATCTCCCGTTACAACGACATTCTGAAGGCTGCTGGTTCGATCACCGATCGAACTTCATCTTCGGCCATGGCCGAATCTGTGGCTAGCGCTAGGACAGCGCTGAAGTATTCGACTAAGCGGGCCGTTGACAACTCTGGGTTTCTTCAGCCAGCCAGGCTGGTGTCCACCATCAAGGACCACGCCTACAATACTGGCATCACCGTCTATCACGCCCTTACGGACAAGCCCGCCATGGGATTCATTAACCATGGCGACGACAGCGCCCCCGACCAGGTGCGCTCCTGGCTGAACAAGTCCAAGGTTCTGACACCGCAAGAGAAGACGGATTACGCACAGCGCTATGCCAGCATGACACGCGACCAACGAGCGGCCGGGTGGACGAAGATTGAGGATGAGGTCTACAACAAGGTAGCCCAGAAGTACAACCTTAATCCGTCTGACATGGCGCACGTGCTGAACCAGACGAGGATGCGTCAGGACGTATACTCCCAGGGCGCTAAGTCTGGGGCCTATGGGGTCATCAGCACCCCGAACGGGCAGAAGCTTCATCTTCTTGCAACCGCCACCGGAGAGGTTATCACCCACCCGGACCTGATCACACAGCTCCAGCGTGGAGCTGTACCAATGACCAACCTGGTTGACATTGAGCGCGCGATCAACCGGATGGACTCAACCGGGACCTTGCAGACAATCCGTGATGCTGGCGCTAAAAGCGCTCAACACCTGACGGACGTTCTGGATAACGTATACGGCGTGTGGAAGCCTCTAAGCCTTATGTCCATGCACCGTGCGTACAACCACATTGGTGACGACCTTCTGCGTGGTGCTGCCAAGCTTGGCGGAATGGCTACTATCGCTGACGCCACCGATGGCGCAGCCAACTGGCTACGTAACCGCATGTTCCCTCTCACAAAGAACATGTGGGTACGAAACCAAGAGGCGCAGTGGGAGCAGTCGGTCAACACAGCCAAGGCTCAGGCGCATGGCCTGGCGGCCCAGGCGCTCGACCAGAAGCGCCGTATGGCCGCCGGAGAGGTTATCCCCAAGGCTAACCAGGTCACTACCCAAGACGTTCTCGACGCGCACGCCCGGTACCGCTACACGCGCGACAATAGGCCCACGTTCATCAGGGAGAAGCACCGGCTTGGTACAGGCAGTTTCGTTGTTCCCGGAACGAGGATCAGAGTCGAGGAAGCGTTCGGAGGACCTAACTCTGACTACTGGAGGCAGCTTACCAGTTCTGAGCAGTTCTTCCATTCTCAGATCAACGACCCTGCTGCCAATATGTACCAGGCTCTCATGACAAATAGCTCTGGTCCTGGCTTCGATGTAATCCACCCGAGCGACAATCTTCCAGCGTGGACCAAGGCGTATAGGCACTACGTAAACAACCAGCTCAGTCCGGACCCGGTGGCCAAGGCCCTTATTCAGGGCAAGGACCCCGCCCTGGTAGAGAAGTGGTTGTCTGAAAGCCCTCAGGGTCAGCAGCACATGAGGATGCTCCACAAGGCCGATACTCATGCGCTCGTGCAGGCCGTGCAGGACCATGTTGACAAGTACCTGCCTACGCAGTGGCTAAAGGACGCCGCTCTTTCTCGTAAGGGCGTCGGCGTTGCCGATATCAACCGCACCTGGAAGACGGCATCACAGATGCCGGAGGTAAACGGAAACCTTAACCTTATGATGCATGGCGGTCACCCTGCCGTGCTCAGCCTGAAGAACACTACCAACAAGCTTCTGAAGCTTACTGGTACGATGCCCGACGATATAATGGTCAGGCATCCCATTTTCAACAGGCTCTATAAGGCCAGGGTTACACCGGCAATCCAGAACGCTGCTGCGCAAGCTCCAATGGGTAAGCTTACAACTGCCGAGATCGGCAGGATTCAGACCATGGCGATGACCCAGGCCCGTAAGGACTTGCAGAACCTCGTCTATGACACATCTCGCTTCAACGACGCTGGGCACCTGCTGAGGTTCGTTAGTCCGTTCTTCAATGCCTGGTTCAATGCTATGACCTCGTGGTCATCGCTGTTCATGGAGAATCCGGCGTTGTTCGCCAAGGCGGCTATCGCCAAGGACGCCATCTGGAACAATCCTTACGCGGTAGATACATCCACCGGAGAGAAGGCGACGAATGATACGCCGCTTTCGAATCTGGCTATTGTGGCGCATATGCCTAAGCCGGTTGCCTCCCTGCTTGGGGCCGGAGATTTGTCAGAGCTGCCGATCGCAGCAAGCACGCTAGTGTCGCCCACTTACGCGGACTCCATCGGAAACCCTGGCTTTGGCCCACTTGTTCAGATACCAGTGAACCAACTGGCTAAGATGAGTCCGAGTGTCGCCGAAGACCCTATGGTTCAGACGATCCTCGGAAGCAGGATCACGGCAAATTCTCTACAGTCGGCCATTCCGACAGCCTCCACTCAGCTACTTGGAATGCTCGGCATTGCCGGACTGACCGGTCAGTCGAGTGACGCACTGAATAGGGCTTCCCTTACCTGGTCCATATACCAGGAACAGATGTACGATTACCATTCGGGGCTACGTTCTACTCCGCCCAATATCCAGGACGTCCAGGGTCAGGCGGCCTACGTCTCTGCCCTGGACACTGTGCTGAATCGTCTAATGCCTCTGGGATTCAAGCCTCAGGCCAGCCATCAGTTCTACGTAGACCAGTACCACAACATGATTACGCAGAACAACGGCGACGTTAACAAGGCCCAGCAGGAGTTTGTTAACAAGTACGGCGAACAGGCTTATGTCTTCACGCAGTCTCTCGGCAAGAACACGGTAGACGTTCCTGCCACCGCTAACGGCATCAAGGCGTACAAGAGGTACGAGGGCATCATTTCCAAGGACCCCTCGCTCGCTCCTGTAGTTATCGGCGTGCAGGGTGCCGGTAACTTTGACGAGATGGCGTACCAATGGGAAGTTGCCAACGGGCTTCGGACATACCAGACGCCCGAAGAGGCAGCGGTGCAGGCGAACGTAGGCCAGGGCTGGTATAACTACCAGCAGACAATGGCGAAGATTAATACGGTTCTACAGAACCGTGGTCTCACGTCCATCAACCAAGCTGGCGCTAAGGACCTGAAGGACTTCAAGACGGCCTACGTGCAGTCAACGAACGATCCCAACAGCCCTTACTACAATCCAGACTGGTATGTCTCGTATGGCTCGTTCAACAAGAACCAGTACGCGGTCAGGATTGATGCCCTGGAAAAGCTGGCCACAGATCCGGCTTTAGTTGGTAATCCGGCGCGAGCAGATATCCGCGCGCTGAACCAGTACTTCCAGCTGAGGGATCAGGCAGAGCAGTACATGCAGGGCCGTTCGACGACCAGCATCAAGGCAACCCAGAACAGAGACGTTGCCAACTGGTTCGACTATAAAGTAGCGCAACTCAAGCAGGACAACACACAGTTCTCCGCGCTATGGGAGCGATACCTAAAAGATGACGATCTAAGCCAGCCGTAGGAGGAATGGTGGCGGCTCAGCCCACACCCGGCCCGGTCTCCGGGCCTCCGCCTGTTCCTGGCTATGACACTGGTTCGGGTACATCCACCGCTTCGGGCGGTCCCCAGGTGAATGTATCCGGCCAGAATCTACAGGTCGGCAATTATACACTGAGTCTCGTCAATGGCATCAAGTCAACCGATCTAGTTCAGATTGGTATGCAACCGGGGAACACGTCGGCTGGGCCTCAGTACGACACCGTTCAGCATGTGCTGCAACAGTTCGCCACCGTGATGGACGGTGGTGGTACCGACTTCCAAAAGTTCCGCTTGCAGGCTTACCAGGCTGGCCTGATTCCGTCCAAGACGGCTTCACGCGCCGAAGTACTGGTTGCGTATCAGACGGTGGTCGAAGAGGCCGTCAAGGAAAAGATAGACCCAGACACTCTGATCCAGAAGGCTGTAGACGCTGGCGGATGGAACAACATCCAGCCGACCATCAACCCTGCCGACAATGGTCTAGCTGGCACTGGCAACGCCAACAGCGCTGCCAATCCGTCAACTACGCAGACGACGTACGTCAGTTATCTCGATCCCGCAACGATTCAGGGCGCACAGGCTGATGCCTGGTATCGACTGATGGGCCGCAACCCTACGTCGCAGGAATACCAGGACTTCATGCAGCAGGTCTACGGGTATCAGAATGACGAGAACACTGGCAAGTTCGAGACCACCAGCAAGGGCACCACAGGCGGCAGCATCGACGCCCAGGGAAACGCCACTCCCGGAAACGCCGTAACCGATCAGAACATAATCTCTCAGCGTCAGATCGCACAGCGTGGTCTTCAGTTTCTCGCCGGACAGGCCGCCATGGCCAACCCCGAGGAGGGGCTGTACCAGGCTGCCACGACATACTTCAACGCCTTCATGAAGGCCCTTGGCGGCCCCGCTGCGGGCATGCAGGCGTCTGGGCCTACCAACACTGCCCCGTAATGATTGGAGGGCCGCATGGCGGCTGTCAGCGGCTCTCAGCTTGTCGCTTTCGCCCGTTCCCTCCTTGGCGTTCCGTACGTGTGGGGGGGGACGACTCCGCAGGGTTTCGATTGCTCGGGCTTCGTTCAGTATGTGTATGGCAACTTCGGGCTTCGCATCCCGCGCGTCACGTACGACCAGATCAATGCCGGACGTAGTGTAAACAACCTACAGGACGCTCAGGCTGGCGATCTCATCTTCTTCTCCGAGTCCGGCAACGGCAGTCCGGATCACGTCGCTATGTATATGGGCGACGGTCAGATCATCGTTGCCGACACCACCGGAACTCCGGTGAGGATTAGGAGTCTTGACCCGAATGAGCGAATTGTTGGTATCACACGTTATGCTGGGGTCATCTCGACTACAGATCCCCAGGCGGGACCTCGAAGTTACACAGTCCCGACTGGAGTCTTTGGGCAGTCCGGGTCTGCCGGTCTACCTGTCGCTCGACCCACATTTGACTGGTGGAGTGGACTTGGTATTAGTTCGCCCAATCTCCAGGGTGCCAACGAGAACGTTGGCCTGATCTACTCTTTCATCAAGAATGATCCTGACCTCCAGAACCTCTATTCAGAGGCCGTCGCGGGGAACTGGGGCCAGGACGAATTCATCCGCCACCTACAGGAGACGGATTGGTGGAAGAACAATGCCGCTGTCGTCAGGCAGAATCTAGCCATCAAGTCAACCGATCCGGCCACGTGGCAGAAGACTCTTGCCACTGACGCTGCCACGGTTCAGGAGATGGCAGTCAAGCTTGGCGTTCACCTCTCCCCTGGCGCACTTCAGAACGTCACCAATACCGCAGCCCTAATGGGCTGGAATGACGCCATGATTCAGCAGACGCTTGCTACTTACCTGCAAGCGTCTCAGGGTGGCTGGTTCGGTGGCTATGCCGGGCAGGTTGAGCTTGGCATGAAGGAGTACGCGGCGGACCAGGGAATCCCGCTGTCGCAGAACTACATTGCCAACGCCGTGCAGAACATCGTAGCGGGACGAAGCTCGCTCCAAGCGGAGCGGGCCATCATTCAGACGCAAGCCGCTGCGGCGTTCCCCGCATACGCCAACGAGATTAACCAGGGGATGACGGTCGGCCAGATTGCCGCTCCGTACGCTAACTCACTCTCTACCATCCTTGAGCAAAATCCCGACCACGTGGATCTGTTCAACCCACTCTTGCGCAAGGCGTTGCAAGCCAAGGACGACAAGGGAAATCCTACCGTTACGGCCCTTAACGACTTCGAGGTGTCGCTGCGGCAGAACCCGCTATGGCGAGCCACTAACAATGCCCGCGAGTCTCTTCTAAATGTTGGGAACAAAGTTCTCTCAGACCTAGGGCTACAGACTCAGGATCTAGGCTCTCCTCCACAGACAGCGCCCAACCCGGTCACTTCGATCGGCAGCAGCGTCCAGAACACCGGCCTTTCCGGCATGACGAAGTTCCCAACCCTACAGGGCCAGCAGGCATTCAGTAATCCGCAGAGTCCCATCACAGCAACAGCAACATCCTTGGCTCCCCCGAGTGGGACTACCGGCACACCGCAGATGGGGTAATGATGCCACAGAATCAGTACACCTATCAGCAGCTTGAAGACATTTGGGTTCAGGCTGGCGGTAGGCCAGACATGGCAGCCCTGATGGCTGCTATTGCTATGGCCGAGTCGAGTGGTGATCCGTACTCTGTCAACAACACAGACAACAACGGAACCCAGACTTCGTGGGGCTTGTGGCAGATTAGCAACGGCGACCACACCCAGCCGTCCCCCACGTGGATGGATGCGCTCACCAACGCCAAACTGGCAATCCAGAAGCTTAACAGCCAGGGACTCTCTGCTTGGGGAACATACACCTCCGGCGCGTATCAGGCGTACTTCAACCCTAATGTCAAGCCTACCGGCAATCCGGTTCAGCAGGTGGGCGATGCCTCTGGCGTCTCCTATGGCAATAGCAGCGTCGCTCCATACCTGCCGGGCCAGCAGCCGGTGCTGAGTCTCGACGCGCTTAGGCAGCAAGACCCGCTCGTCGCGGCCATCGTCACCAGCGTTCCAGAGCTACAGGATATCTTCAATCAGGCGGTCTCCCAGCAGTGGAGTACCGACAAGTTCATCTCTGCCGTTCAGAATTCGCACTGGTGGGCCACGCACTCCGACAGCGCGCGGCAGGCTTTCGCGCTGATGAAGTCCGACCCTGCCACGTGGAACCAGAATGTCAGCAATCTTGAGGCAACGCTGAACAACTTTGCTGCGCAACTTGGTGCGCTTCCGAGCAACCAGCAAATCTATGCTCTGGCGGTCGATGCCATCACAAATGGCTATGACACTAACCAGGCAATGCTCAGGCAAAAGTTCGAGCAGTTCGTTCAACCCATCTCCGGCCTGCATTTTGCTGGAGAGGCTGGAACTCAAGAGAACGACATTAGGCAGGCCCAGATGAACCTGGGTGTCTTCCTTCCTGAGAACGTCTTGGACCAGAACGTTCGCAAGATTGTAGGCGGAGAACAGGACGTAAACTCTGTTGTGGCTGCGCTGCGCACACAGGCGGCAGCAATGTACCCTGCGTACAAGCAGCAGATCGACCAGGGCATGAACGTCTCCGACATAGCCGACCCATACATTCAGCAGGCACAGCAGCTACTTGAGCAAGGGCCGGGGTCTATCAACATCATGAACCCGCTCATCAAGAAGGCTCTGCAATACACTCTGAACGGCCAGCCAACAGCTATGCCGCTCAACGATTTTGAGGATTACGTTCGTCAGCAGCCACAGTGGTTGCAGACCAGGAATGCTCAAGACTCAGTTATGGCAACAGCCCACAAGGTACTTCAAGACTTCGGGTTCACCTTCTAGGAGGATAGGTGGCTACTGCGCCGCAGAGCAGAATCAATCCTCCTGACCCGCCTCGTCCTATTACGATCCGACCGGGTAGGAATGTTCCAGTTGGAGTTAATCAGAACTCCGGAGCTCCGAGCGTCGGACTAAGCCAACCGGTATATCCGTATCAGTATGGCACCACCCTCCTGGGCCAACTGATGGGAATGCCATCCGAGCAGAGGGATGCCTTCGCGGCATTGTCAACGCTGTTCGACTCGTATGGGTTGGGCTCGCTGGCACCGAAGATTCTGACTTACCTCCAGCAGGGCTTCAGCTCTGACACGATCACTGTCTTACTTCAGGAGACTCCGGAGTATAAACAGAGGTTCGCCGGTAACCAGGACCGCATCAAGAACGGGTTGCAGGTTCTTACTCCGGCTGAGTACCTGAGCACCGAGGCCAGTTATCGCCAGCTTCTTCAAGCGGCCGGTATTGACCCGGCGTTCATGACTCAATCCCAGTATGCGGAATGGATCGGCAAGGACATTTCTCCTACCGAAATCCAGGACCGGGTAAACATGGCCGTGCAGGCAACAACCCAGGCGGACCCGTCAGTTCTTCAGGGCTTTGCCCAGCTCGGTATTCACGCTGGGGATCTGGTGTCATTCTTCTTGAACGACAAGAACCCCATGCCGCAGATGCAGCTCAAACTGAACCAAGCCCAGATTATTGGTGCCGGTCTGAAGACTGGCGTTAACGTGAGCAACAAGGACGCCCTGCAATTCGCGCAGCAGGGAGTCACCTACTCTCAGGCCCAGGCGGGCTACCAGAGGGTTGCAGAGGTCCTGCCAACAGCAGAACAGCTCACGAAGATTTACCACAATCAGAACCCCTACGCTTCAGAGCAGGCACAGCAAGAGTTCCTTGGCTCTAATGGTCAGGCTACTTTTGCTAGGCAGCAGCTTGGCCTACAGGAACAAGCCACCTTCTCTGGTGTTGGTGGCGTCGGACAGAAGTCCTTCGCCCAACAGACCGCTGGTACTGGTTTCTGATACACCGGGAGATAGTTCAACGGTAGAACAATTCGAGCCCGCTTAGATCCGTGGTTCAAGTCCACGGTCTCCCGCTCCGAGCATGTCAACCCAGCGCATGTGTCGCGTATCTCAGTCTGGGACCGCCAAGGGAGCGACAGACTTCCCCGTGTCTGCCTGGCCCTTAAAAATCGGGAGGATGCTCTAATGAGCGACAACGATTTCGACGGAATCGGCAACGAATCTACTGGTATTCGCTCCCTGCGGGAAGCTCTTGAAAAGGCTAACAAGCTGAACAAGAAGCTTCTTGAAAGAGTTGAGTCACTAGAGGGACGCCAAGCCAACAATGATCTCGACCAGATTCTTCGACTTCGTGGCGTGAATCCTGGCGTAGCTAAGTTCTATCCCAGGGATCGCGCAACCACCGCCGAAGCGGTGGAAGAGTGGGTTGAGGAGAACAAGGATTTCTTCGGCGTTCCTGCCGATGCTCCTGGCCCCGTAGCTAGTTCCCTTAGCCCAGTCGAACAAGAGGGCTATGAGATTGTCCGCAAGATTCAGGCTGCTGAAGCAGCCACTCAGGCGGACTTCGAGAAGCGCCTTAGGGAAGCCAACAACCAGGATGAGGTCACTGCCCTCATGAAGGAATTTGGTGCCCAACACACGTTCTAAGAGTGTTCTCTAGTAGAAGGTCAATATGGCTAACGCGTACACCGGTACTGCGGCTTTCGCAAACCTGGTGCAGGCGGCCTATGACCGACTCGTCGAGTTCCAGCTTCGTGCTCAGCCTCTCCACCGCGAGGTGGCGGACAAGCGTCCTGCGCAGCAGAACATGCCCGGTTCTTCGGTCACGTTCGAACTGTATAACGACCTTGCCCAGGCTACGAGCACCCTGACTGAGACTGTTGACCCGGACGCGGTTGCCATCGGTAACCCGTCTACCATTTCGGTCACCCTGGCCGAGTACGGTAACGCGGTGCTTCGCACCCGTCTGCTGAACCTTTTCAGCTTCTCCGACGTTGACCCGGCGATTGCAAACATCGTCGCGTTCAACATGGTTGACAGTATCGACGCGGTTGTTCTGGCCGTTCTCGTGGGTGGTACTAACATCATCCGCGAGGCTGGTGGCTCCATGCTGATTAACAGCGGTGCCAACAGCTCCATCACCAGTACTGATATCATCAAGACCCGCGATGTTTTCGCTGCGGTCGCGAAGCTGCGTGCCAACAAGGCGATCCCGCGCAAGGGTTCGCTGTACTGGACTGCTATCCACCCGGAGGTCTCCTACGACCTTCGCCAGGATGGCTCTGGCGTCTCCGGCTGGCTTCCGCCGCACGCCTACTCCGCTCCCGGCTCTATTTGGGCTGGTGAGATCGGCGAGTATGGTGGCGCGTACTTCGTGGAGACTCCGCGCGCCTTTAACGACACCACCGGCTCCAGCTCTACTCGTGTTTTCTACACGCTGATGGCTGGTCAGCAGGCCCTCGCTGAGGCTCTTGCTGAAGAGTTCCACGTGGTTGTCGGCCCGGTCGTTGACAAGCTGATGCGTGCTCGCCCGATCGGTTGGTACGGCGTTGCTGGTTGGAGCATCTTCCGCCAGGCCGCTCTGTACCAGATCCGCACGACCAGCTCTATCCACACCACGTGATCTGAGGTTTGTATGTCTACGATCCGGTTCTCGGCGTCTGGCTATTCGCCATCGACCACTGGGAGCTTTGCTGTCTCTCTTGGTGGTACGCCTAACGTCGGGGACCAGATCGTTGTCTTCCTTGGTGTTGATAACGAGATAGTCACACACCAGCCTGGATACAACACCACACTTCAATGGTTCAAGGTGACAGGGATCAGAGGTAGAAATACCTCTACCCTGTCTACCTATCAGCACACCTGGAACGCTTCCGACTCCGGAAGCTCCGTGAACTTCAGCGTCAGTCCAGCGCCGTCACTAGGCATCGGCGACAAAAGTCTTGCCAGTGCCAACATCCTGTGGGTGGCCCTAGTCGTCGCTGGCCCCACAGGGGCCTCTGAGAGCACCGTAGCGGGCTCGTACGACCTGGGCTTTACTCTCCCACTAGGACCACTGAAAGCGGCCCACAGCGAGGCTCTGGTGGCCTCCTACAGCACCAGCCCCGGAAGCCTAACCCTGTCGGACCCTAATGCCGTCCTTCAGCAGTCCACGAACGGCAATGGGGCGTTCCTGTCTGTATGGGCGACGCCCAATCCATCTCAGGGGTACAGGGCCACGGTCAGTACGCTCAACCAGTGCGAGATCCTGTCCAGCGTCCTGACGCTGAACGACAACCCCGCGTTCCTTTACAACCCGGCCGTTCTTCAGGAGGGTCCGGTTGCCGAGGACCCGCTGTTGTATCGGTACACATTGACTCGATACTACACGTTGCTGAACAACTCTGGCGCTTTCTCGCAGGTTCGTTATTCATCCACCGATCAGCTTTCGGCGGCAACGCAGGTCTTCACTAACAACTCCCCTGTGACTTCTACTGACCGCACCAACATCCTCAACGCTGGGGTTGGCGGAGAATTTGTGAGTTCCTAATGGCGGCTAAGAAGCCAGCAAAGAAGGCGGCACCAGCCAAGAGGGCCGCCCCGTCCACCAACGCTAAGCCCAAGGTTCCCGCCAACAAGAAGGCTGCGCCCAAGTCCACCCAATCACCGGCCAAGGCGTCGCCCAGGCCCAAGGGGACCGGCAAGAACATGACGAGGCCGGGACCCCTCGGAAACAAGAATGGCTCAGGCTCTATCCCCATGCAGGGCTCTGCCCCTCAGTCCATGGGCGGTATCGGCCTCGGCGGATATGGAATGTGATATGGCTGGCAAGCCCGGAACACCTCGTTACGGTCGCTACCCTAACTACCATGATGGCAAGCCCGCTGCCGATGGGACTAACACCCTCACTCTTCAGAGTGAGGACTCGGAGTACCTTGAGCAGCATTTCCTGTATGACCCGTCACAGCGCGCTCGGGAGATGGGCACCACCCTTGGTCAGGCTCCGCAGAAGATGGCTGGTTACCAGCACCGGCTGTATGAAGCTCCCGCCAATCACGATGCGTTCGAGGGCGGGGACGCCCACCTGAGCAACGTGGATGAGCGCAAGGCTCTGGACAACACCATCTTCTCTATTAAGTGCGAGTATGCGGACGATCAGCAGCACAACTGGAGTTCTAGCGAGCGGACTGCCTGATGGCATGCCGAACCGGTTGCCCCACCAAAGACCATATGACGTGGGGAGAATGCGCACGCGCCTCTCGGCTCATGGTTGGGTGGGCGCAGTCGGCCAAGGGCCTAGACAGGACCAAAGAGAAGAACAACCAGCGAGAGCTAGACTTCTACAAGTCTGCCAGAGATGCTGGAATTCAACCAGATGGAACCCACACTAGCAAGATTCGCTTTGCTCTCGAACAGAGCGAAAAGCACGGTGGTCGCTATGGTGAAGAGTTCAACGTTGTCCCTCGCTCGGATCGCAAGGGATACGATCCTGTCTTCAAGAAGGATGTAGATAAAGTCATGTCGGAGTGCGTTCCGAGTGACCTCAAGGCCATCTATGACACGGCCAAGAAGATTCCCGGAAGTGGAGTGCACTGATGCTTGGTAGTAGCCTTTCGCTGGACATTGGTTCCGGTACTCCACTCAACATCGCCAGCTATATCCTTAGCAACGCGGTGACCGCCACCAATACCACCACGCCGCAGACGCTTCTGACCATTCCGGCCGGGCGCACATGGGTGGGATCAATCGCCCTGGCCGCTACCAACTCTGCGGCCTCTGGGGCTACGGCAATCGCCTCGATCTCTACCGCCGGTACTGGTGTGACCCCGGCCGCTGGTGCGTTGCTGAAGGTTCACTGTTCTACGGTTGGCACAACCGCCGGTCTGGCCTCTCAGAATAATGAGATCGGGCCGGTTACGGTCGTTGCACCCACCGGCAACTCGGTCACTCTAACTCTGACCAACTCAACCGCAACCACATTCACCTCTGACGCCACTGCCGTGGGTGCCCTTCTCTAGGAGATACAGTGCCAGCGTTCAGCGACCTTGTTGCTAGAACAAAGGCCACGCTGTTCGGCTACGTCTCCAAGCAGCAGCAGTGGACCTACCTTACACAGTCCATCGGAACCGGTGATCTCACTTTTACGGTCATGGATGCTGCCCAGATTAGCCGTGGGCAGGTTCAGATTGGTTCCGAGATCGTTCTTGTGCAGTCGGTAAACCGCTCCACGAACACAGTAACGTTGGACCAGAATGGCAGGGGCTTCGCGGGAACAACCGCAGTATCGCATGCCCAGAATGCCCTCATCGAGAACAATCCGATCTTCCCGGATATCCGCATCAAGGATGCGATCAACGACACCATCAGGTCCCTGTTTCCGGACCTGTATGCGGTAAGCACCACAAGGTTCCCGAAGGTCTCGGTTCAGTACAACTACCCCATGCCCGCCGATGCGGAAGACGTACGACAGGTTAAGTACCAGATCATTGGCCCGTCTAAGATTTACCCCTTCGACCGGAAGTGGGAGTTTGACAACAACGCAGACCCAACAGACTTCCCCACCGGTAAGTCTCTGTACGTACTAGAAGAGGTAACTCCGGGACGAGAGATTTTTGTACTCTACAGCAAAGAGCCGTCCCCGATGGTTAACGATTCCGACGACTTCGTTACCACCACCGGCCTTCTGCTTTCAGCGCAGGATGTTGTCTACTACGGTGCGCTGATGCGTATGGTCCCTGCGCTGGCCAGTCCCCGGCTCATCTTGGACACGGTTGAATCTTCGGAGCGGGCAGCGTTTGTCCAGCCGAACCAGATCAACGCTGTGTGGCAGACATGGGCCAATCTCTACAACGACCGGCTTGAGCGGGAGAAGCGCAAGCTTGAAACCTTGTACCCGCGCAACGCCTACTTCACTAACTAGGAGAGCTAGTGCCCACCGGACAACAGTACTCTTCGGTTGCCACTCAGGCACAGCTCACTGGTGGCATCTCTAATGCCAACACAACGTGCACAGTCAATACCACCTCAGGGTTCCCGGCCGTTCCCTTTACTGGGGTATTCGATATCGGTACAGCCACGCAGGAGATCGTAGACGTTACTAACGTGTCGAGTCTAACGCTGACTATCACACGTGGGGTTGACGGTTCCGCAGCACAGGCACACTCGAACGGCGCAACCTTCACCCATTCGGCAATCGCAAGAGACTTGCGCGAAGCCCGCTCTCACATTGATGCGTCATCTTCTAATGACGCATCTGGTCATGCGGTGCACGGCCTGTCCATCGGTTCCAGTGTTGTCGGCACCACTGACGTTCAGACGCTCACCAACAAGACTCTCACGTCTCCCACTATCACCGGTACTGCTAATATCGCCAACCCCAATATCACCGGAACGGTGACGGGCGGTGCTCAGTACCAGGGAATAACTGCGGTTCCGGCTGCTATTGGTAGTGCGGGTCTGATCGTCAACGGTCTTAGTGGACAGACCGCAGACCTGATTGATGTGCAGAATAACGGTGTAACATCCTTCTGGGTGAACGCCGGAGGTACCATCCACGGCAAGCCCACGGCGACTGGTAATGCCGCAGCAGTGCTAGACATGCCGTCTGGCACCACCGCACAGATCCAGCAATGGAAGAACAACGGTGTTACTCAGGCCACCATGGACAATGGTGGCATTATGACCGCCAACACATTCTCCAACAATGGTCTAACTGGCGCAGCCAACTCTGGTCGTTGGGTTGGTAACGTCATGGGCGGTCCTCCTACGTCTGGCACTTTCGTGGCTGGCGACTGGGTTAACGACATGCAGCTCAACGTCATGTGGATGTGCTCCACTGGCGGCACCCCTGGCACGTGGACTTCCATGGGCGTTCTTACCATCGGAAGTACGGTTCTTGGGTCCTCTCAGGCTTCCGTGACCTTCTCTAGCATTCCCAGCTACATCTCGTTCGTCATGCTCAAGTACAGAGCCAGGAGCGATGCCGCTCTCGCGGCGGTATCTATTCAAGCTCAACTCAATGGTGTTACCAGTAGCTCCTATCTCCAGGAGCGCAACGAGGCGCAGAACAACAACGCTGTTTCTGGCGTTATCGCTCTGACCAGCTCCGCCCAGGTGGGAACTATCTCTGGGGGTTCCGCACCAGCCAACTACTTCTCTAGTGGCAACGTCGAGTTCTTCGGGTGGAACGACACAACGAACTATCCCACGATGGTAGGTACTGGCGTAGGTCCTGCTGCGTCCAACAACGCTTATGCTGGCGTCTACGGTTCTATGCTGGTCGCGGCCGGAACCAACTCTTCGATTAAGCTCTTTCCATCTTCTGGAAACTTCGTTGCCGGGAGTAGGTTCTCTCTCTACGGCTGGTCGTGATCCTTCATGGCGCTCAACGTTCTAGGCGGCAATACGCCGTCTATCGTAAACCCTATCCCCTGGGGGATAATCCCAAGCGTCGGACCCTACTCTTCCCAGTACCAGCTAACCGATGAGGCGTACGATTACGCCATCGCTGGAATCCCGTTCCTGTCCGGTGAATCTCTTCGTGGCACGTATTTCCGCCGGATGTACGTGCGTGAGTTCGCTCCAATCCGCAAGGACCAGTTCGACAATCAGCAGGTGCCTGGAGAGCAGTCCATCCTTGGCTGGTGGCTGCGCAGTCAGTCGAACTTCTCCCAGGGAGCTGGTGTCCAGTACCTAGACACCACTGTTGATTCAACGCTCGGGCAGAGGTTCTACTACTCCGAGCACATTGACGCCCTAAGTATCCCCGGAAATATTCAACTCACCCAGGCGTCCAAGCAAATCCTATCCTCCACGTCAACAAACCTGAAGTTGCGTGGGGTTAACATTGCTGGAACCGACTATGTGATCGTGGCCGATGGACTTGTCCTGCACAGGATAGATTCCAGCGGAACCTCGACCAACTACACGATGCCGGGTGGACTGTCTGGAAGCATTACTTCGCTGACAGACGATGGAGTCAATTACTACTTCACCGACCAGTCCTCGGGAATCTACCAGGGGGCGCTGTCGTCTACTGGTGTGGCCGCCACGAAGATATGGAACCTTCCGGGCAGTAGCACCTTCCACACCATCGCGTTCGTCAAGGGCAGGCTAGTTGCCTGCCTGTTGAACAACGTGTATGAACTTGTTGGGTCTGGCCCCAATCTGCCCACTCCGAAATTCAGCCACTTCAACTCTAGTTACCGGTTCTCGTCGATCGTATCGACACCCCAGTCCATCATGGTATCCGGATTCGGTACGAACGGTGGCAGCTCCTACGGCAACGTGAGCGAGATTCACAAGTTCACCCTTGATTCCAGTGGAGCGCTTCCGGTTCTGTCTTCCGGGATGGTTACCGCCAGCATGCCCAACGGCGAGAGCATCAATGTGATGTTCAGCTACCTCGGGGCGTTCGTTGGAATCGGTACGACTAAGGGTCTTAGGATTGCCCAGATAGACGGCAACGGAAACCTTGTCTACGGCCCCTTGGTGTACCAGAACTCCAGTGGGGTTAAGGCGATTGCCGGATACGACAGGTTTCTGTTTGCAGCCAACACGAACAACCTGGCAATCCCTCAGCAGGGATTCGTGAACCCTTCCGGGGCTTCGACAACATCGTCACTCATAAGGGTTGATCTGTCGCAAAATACCAGCACCGGCAGCTACCCGTACTGCAACGATCTCGATTCCCACTTCCAGAACGACGTTCTAGATGTTTGCAACTTCGGCATGTCCAGCGCCTCTGCCGGAATGATGGTCATATCCATCTCCGGCCAGGGCGTGTTCATGACGGACACGACCAAGAAAGAGTCGTCTGGCCTGTTCTACACCTCAAGGATCAGGTTCAACACCCTTGAGGACAAGCACTTCAAGTACCTGTTTTTGCGCACACAGCCCATCTCGGATGGCGCCATCAACGTCAGCGCCATTGACCCCTCCGGTGGTAACACCACCGTTGTGTCGGTTAGCTCTGGAACGACCAGCGTCAACGCCCAGGCTACGCTGATCGGTACAGAGGGCAATCAGCGTGAGTGGATTCAGTTCTCATTCCAGTTCACACGTGGGAACTCGAACAACAACGTGAGCCCAATCATGAACGGGTACCAGCTACGAGGGCTACCGGGCGTCAACCGCCAACTCTTGCTGACCGTTCCGCTCTCCTGTCACGACTTCGAGGAAGACAAATTTGGCAATCCTGTCGGCTACGACGGTTCATCTAACTTCAGGATTACCGCACTGGAATCTCTTATAGCTTCTGGAAACCTTGTCCTGTTCCAAGACCTGAACTACTCAACTGCGAACCTGGTCATCATTGATGACTACAGGTTCGAGCAACAGGCAAATGAGCAGCCCAAGGCTGGCACTCAAGGGAACGCAGACTCCAATGCCAGGGGTGGCTATATCATTCTTACGGCAAGGGTGGTGCAATGAGTCTGCTCAATGATGCTTCGTACTTCATGAATATCCTTGAAGCTGCGGGCGCGTACGGCATCTTCCGTGCTGGCAAATCAAGCGGCATTCGTGAAGGTGTGGAGCGAGCGAAGGAACAGACCAACGAAGCCCAGGGCCTCACCATTGAGGCCCAGGCGGCGAGGATCGATATCCTCGAAAAGGAAAGGGCCGAGCTTGCCGCGACGGTCAATGAGATGAAGGTTAAGCTCAACTACTTGGAGGAGTTGGTTCTTCGTGCAACTGCCCAAGTGGTACAGCCGAGAGTTGTGGTTGAGCAGCGAGGGTGACGACGTTAAGGCCGTCCAACTCATACTGGGCATACCGGTGACAGGAGTCTTTGATGAGCGAACCGGCCGAGCAGTTCGAGGATTTCAGCGACTATACGGAATCCCCCCTACCGGGGCCGTTGGAGAGGTCACCGCGAGATACCTCGGAGAGGTCAACCGGAAGCGACTTCCAGGAGATGCTGAAGTCGGCGATCTCTAATACGGAGTTCACCGACACCTACTCTCCTTCTGGGCTTCCCCTTAGGCGTCAGGGTAAGCAGCTTCACATAAACTACGACCAGGCTATGCAATTTCTGTGGGAGTGAACGATGGGCAAGGCTTGTGATATCGCATGGAGCAAGCCTAGCGGCGGCGCTCTTAAGTCTGCCGGTTTCACTGTAGCCTCTCTCTACGTTGGGCAGGATACTACCGGAAAGAACATGTCCCTTTCCGTGGTCAGCGACTACAACAACAACAACGTAGGGGTCGTAACAAACTTTGAGTATGGGGCCATGCAGATGGCCAACGGTGCGGCACAGGGCAGATCAGATGCTATCCTCGGCCTCTCCCAGAAGAGGGCTTGCGGTATTCCGGATAGTAGGCCCATCTACTTCTCTGCCGACTGGGCAGCTACAACCGCCCAGATTCAGGGCCCTATAATCGCTTACCTGGTTGCGGCGAGGGCGGTCCTGGGTGCCGGGAACGTCGGCGTTTACGGCAGCTACTACGTCATCAACGCAGTGGCTAACTACTGGGCCTCCAACTTTCCCGGCGAGAAGGTCTGGTTGTGGCAGACGATTGCATGGTCCAACGGCAACCGCGACACTCGTGCGGACATGTACCAGGACGGCTCCACAACAACTGTTGGCGGGGTCGTTGTTGACAATGACATTTTGCTCCACACGGACGTGGGGCAGCATCCCAAACCGGTTATCACAACGAAGGTAGTTGACGACGACATGACGTTTATCGTCCAGTTCGACGCTGACCCCAGCGACCCGTCTGCTGGGAGCGGCATCTTCCTGCTTTCCGGTGGGAAGCTTATGTCGTTCGCTAACGCGAACACCGCCCTAGCATTCAAGAACACCCTCGGTCTTCAGTGGATTACTGTGACCGATGGCCCTACTCTCAGCAGCTTTATTGCCGCCAGCAATGGCCAGGCTGTCGCCGTGACAGTTGACAGTACGCAACTGGCGTCTGCTCTCGCAGCCGACCTGCCTACCGCCCTGGAGAACTCTACTCTGGAGAACCAGTTCGGCCAGGCCGTAGCGCACGCCGAGGCTGTGCAGGAGCACAACGACACCCCTGCGAGCTGATAAGTGGCAACCAACACCTTCACTCAGCCCCTCTTCAATGGGGCTGCTCTGGCGGTGTCTACGTCTACTCCACCGGCCAGTGGCTCATTCCCGATAGCTGGCCGGATGGAGGCGTTCAACCAGTTCACGGTAAACGTCGTAACAACGGGAAGTCCGGCATCCTACTCGGTTCAACTTCAGGGAAGCCTGGATGGCGTTACCTGGAACAACGTAGGCTCTGCTATTACTGCTGACGGCTTCTATGCCGTCAGCGTGTCAAACCAATACTACCCATTCATCCGGGGAAACATAACCGCAGTCAGCGGGGGAACTTCTCCCACAATCAAGATGATCGTGACGGCAAGCTCATGAACCATTGGAACGGCTGGTCGATCTGGTGGCTTGTGTGGCTTATCCAGTTCGCCGTGGCCGAGGGCTACGCCCTGGCTACAAACACGTACAACACTCTCTCATGGCAGGTGTGGAGGGCCGAGGGCAATGGCCCGACGTTCGTGCGCTACTTGGTAGCCGCACTCTGCATCTGGCTTTTCCTCCACTTTGTTCTACACCTATTCGCATGAGGTACAATGTCCGGTTTCGATGTTCTGAATGAGACGATCAATAACGGCGTCTCTGGCACCCCCGGTGCCATCTTGACTGCTGCCTACACCATGAGCGCTAACGACTCCGTTCTGGAGTGGAGCGCTACCGGTGGCGCGTTCAACGTGACCCTGCTTGCTCCGTCTGCCGCCCTAGCGGGCCGCGTTGTGGTTCTGGTTCAGACCACCAGCTCGACAAACCAGGTTACCGTGAAGTCGGCCGGTGGCAACATTAACGGCACCGCCGGTGGTACCGGTGTTGCGCAGACCGCTTCCAAGATTGGTGTGGCGCTGGCCGTGTGTGACGGAACCAACTGGTTCATGCAGCCGATCTGATACATTAAGAGACTCCCCCCTCTATTTGAGGGGGGAGTTCTTTTTGTTTCTGTTAGCAGCTAATCCTTACCGATTCCGACGCCCAGTCGGCGGGAGTATCGCCATCCTCAGCATTGGGGAATGGAGTCTTACCGTCTGCCTTAACGCCAGACCAGTGACCCTCAAGCCTCCACGTGCCAGGATAGCAGGCGGCAACTATCTGGTGCCCCTGGGCAATGCCCGGAAGTGGTGGCCTGTGGGTGACGTAGATATCAGATTCGTCAACCCAATTACCGGCGGAGTTGAGGATCTGCAACCTGGCAGTTATCAGGATTAGTGTTGGGGTCCTCTTGCACTTGACAATAAAGACACCCTCCACGTTAAGGGTGTCTTTCATCCTGGGAGTGTAGTAGTCCAGTACACACTCGGGTCCTCCACGAGCGGCGGCATCGGCAGACGCAACCGGTGCTGCCGCCTGAGAAGACGGACCACACTCGAATATGCAACGCAGGCTTGGCTTCGGTGCTGGAGCGTTACCGTTGCCAGAAGAACCGTACTGGCATGCAACCATAAGAAACATGCCAGTAATTAGAATGATGGCCGCTACGTAGCGCCTCACCGGCCGTCCTCTCGACTAGGCTCACTGGCGTTACGGGAGTTTTCGTACACGGTGTTCCACTGGCTCGCGATACGGCGAGCATCCGCCGCAGCCCTGGAGTCTCCGGACTCCTCTGCCTGCTTAGCCTCTTCCAGCTTCTCTTGGATTTGTCCACGCAACGCGCCACGAATCCAACCCATGTCGGGCTTCTTAGACATACCTCATCCTCTCTTTAGTGTGACTCAACGTCTACACTAGGTAGACGTTCGCCCCCGCCGGGCGGAAGGAGATAGCTCCCGGCGGGGGGACCTTTCACCGGCTGCGCAGTTGGCGCTCCCGGTAGTCCATCAGTCGTATCGCAGAAGCCTGAGAGCCAAGCCACGGAGTGATCCTCACATAGTTAGAACCGGCGAACGGTTGGGGCGTCCTGAGGTACAGCGCCCAGCCGTGGTCTTGGTCCTTTCGGATCTTGTACTTGCGTTCCAAGGGATTGATCCTTCCCGAGAAGGCCAGCCCCCTGTCGGGCTGGCCAAGGCTTGACAAGACCTTCCCTTAAAGGGAAGGTCTTTCCCGCCCGCCACCCTTAATCCTAATCAACCCCCGGTAGGCGTAAGACTAGCACGCCCGTCCGGAGAAAAGTTTCGCGCGGCCCCGGCCAGGGCCGAGCGTGTCAACGTGTTCGCTCACAGCGAACTTGCCGACAGGCTGTCGGGAACCCGTGCTAGTGTCCAGCCCATGAGACCCTACCTCGGACCGGAGGCCGACTGGACCCGCCGCAAGTGCCACCGCTGCGGCGGTGTCAAGACCCTTGATCACTACTCGCTCCAAGAGCGACGCGACGCGAACGCCGACTGGTTCTGCAACCTGTGCCGGATCGACTCCAGCAAGTACCTGTTTCTCAAGGCCCTGGCCGACCGGCCAGACTTCATGAGCCACCCCTACCGGGGCTGCTCCCCCAAGGCTCTGGCCGAAGAGGGGGTCAGCCCCGAGGTCTTTTTCCCAGATACCCCCCAGAGCCTCGCAGAGGGCCGCTGGCGGCCTCTGTGTGGTCCCTGCCCAGTGAAGGCCAAGTGCGCCGCGTACGGCGCTCAGACGGGCTCTGTGGGCGTCTGGGGCGGAGAGTTCCGGGGCGGCCTCGACGCCGGGGTCTACCAGCCCGGAAAGAACCTCCTGAAAGCTGGCAGGTGCAAGCACGGCCACGAGATCAAATCTCTGGCCGACGTTCGAATCCACCGAGATCGCTACGGAAGGATCTTCGGCGGATGCCAGAAATGCGACGACGAGTACCAGGTCTCTCGCCGCAAGAAAGTTGTCGGCGCGGCGGTGTAGCGTGTTTTGCGTGACACCCGAATGGATGAGCCATAGCGCTCTGGACCAGTACCTTCGTTGCTCGTTCCAGTACAAGCTGGAACGGGTGGACCGGACTCCGGTTCCCCCTGCTTGGTTCTTCATGGGTGGCACTGCTGTCCATCTGGCTACCGCCAGGATGGATGAGAGGAACGCCTATCCGTACTCGGACGACCAACTTGAGTACATCTGGTCCGAGGCTTTCAACGAGACGATAGCCGAGGCGTACGAAGAGTGGCCGAAGGATTCCGAGTGGCGTCAGGCTGGTAGGCCCAGCGCCGCCTGGCCCGACGGCCAGCGTTACAGGTACTGGAACCAACGTGGCATTGCTGCTGTGAAGGCTTGGCAGCAGTGGCGAATGGAGACTAACGAGCGACTGCCCGTTGTCGGCATCGAGTTACCGTTTGAGTTTGACCTCCCTAGCGGGATAAAGGTCAAGGGGATTATCGATAGAGTCCATGCTCTCTCTGGGGTAGCCAATCCCGTCGTAGCCCCGCTCGATATCAAGACAGGCACGAAGCGTCCAGCGTCTCCGATGCAGTTGGCAATCTACCGACATGGCCTAATCAGTAAGCTTGGCGCTGACCAAGTTTCTGATGTTGGCTTCTGGTGGATGGGCAAGGATGGGCGAGAGTTCGAGGTGTCCATCGGACACCTCGGGCTTGAGCAGATTGACCAATACGCTCAGGCGTATGTGCGTGGAGTGGAGAACGAAGTCTTCATTCCGAATGTTGGGGACGCATGCTTCATGTGCCCCTTCACCTCTCGCTGTTTTGCGAAGGAGAAGCAGTGAACAAACACATCGATGCACCAGCTCTCATGATGCAGGTGCATGCACTGCAAGACGAAAACGCTACCGTAGTCAAGGTTATCGACCATCGTGGCAACTTCACCACTGGCTCATCTAAGCGCCACCGGGACGACAAGAAGGACTACACCCTTGGCCTCGACCTGGCCATAGGACGCGCTCTTGTCAAGCACGGCACGGCACTAATGCGAGAGGCTAAGGCTAAGTATGGGCGAGTCTAAGAACTATGCCGTTCAGATCAACGCCAAGGTGGGAGACCACCTCATCAACATTCAGGGCGACTCTGTAGCCGAAGCCATGGAGCGGCTTCACCAGCTTGCCGAGAACAGTGTCTCTCTGCACGGCGCTCTGACCATCCTTGATGGTCGGCCTGCTACTGAAGTCGTACAGAAGGAGAAGCAGTGGGGCGGTCGAAGTCAGTACGGTCGGAGTTACCCGAAGACCAATACTGTGCCTACCCACACCCCCGCCAATGTTGCGGCTACCACCCCCGGTGCCTCGCCAGAACAACTGCTGAGGGATCAACTCGGAGCTACGACAGTCACGACAGAGACGCGCTCTACCTCAGAGCAGCCGATCAACTCTCCGAATGGGACTCTGGACGTGTGTCCGACGCACGGACTGAAGAGGGTCTATAAGCCTGGCGGAGAGAATGAGCGCGGCAAGTTCTCTGCTAGCTACCGATGCCCGGCGCAGGGCTGCCGCCCGGTATGGCAGAAGCGGGATGGTAGCTGGGGATGAGCGTCACCCTCAGTAGGGTAGTGCGCAAGGATCTTCGCAGTGGAGACCCATTGCCTGACGTGTTCCACGTTCTGAGGCGGAATCAGATCCGCCTCAGGCGGGGCAACCTTCACCTACTCGCCGGAAAAACCGGCAGCATGAAGACCATGTTCGTGCTTGACTTGGTGAAGAAGATGCAGGTTCCTACGCTCTACTTCAGCAACGACTCTGATGAGGCCACCGTCGCTCAGCGAGTACTAGCTAACTCAGTCCAGCGCACAACCGAAGCTGTGGCTGAGGATCTGGACAGGGATAAGAACTGGGCCAGTTCTACGCTCGACACCATGGAGCATGTGCGATGGGTGTTTGACCCATCGCCCTCCCTGGACGATGTAGACCTAGAAATGGAAGCCTTCAATGAAGTCTACGGCGATTATCCTTGGCTTGTCGTTATTGACATTATGGATAACATTTCGTATTTTGAAGATTCGGATCATGGGTCTGCTGCCCGAATCCTTCAGTTCCTTCATTCAAGCGCACGCAATAGCGGTGCTGCTGTCCTTGTTGTCCACCATTGCTCTGAGGCGGCCGACGAGAATCCGTGTCCGCCGCGTAGCTCCATCCTCCAGAAGCAGAACAAACTCCCGGTCCTAGAGCTGACGGTGGCGAACCACGGTGAGTGGTTCTTCATTGCACCAGTTAAGAACAGGCACGGCCCCGGCGACCCCTCTGGTCGCACGCACTACCGACTGCGCGTCAACCCCTCAATCTGTTCCTTTAGTGAGGTATCGTGATTACCACCGTCAAGGCAAACGGTAATGGCAACGGAAATGGCAACGGTAACGTTTCGGCCAACGATACGGTTGCGACTGTTAGCGCCCCAACCGTTGCGCTTGGAAGCGTCTCCTGCGTTGATCCCGTAAACTCTATGGCGTGGGTTAAGCTGAATGCTGGCGGGTTTGGAACTTACCCGACTGCTCAACTTGTGCAGTTCTTCGCTTCCGGCTGGTATCGAAAGCCGGACAACCCCTTTGATCCGCTGGCTGGTGTCGTCCAGGTTGTCTATCGGGCAACCCAACAGGCGTACCCGGAGTACAGCGTTCCAGTCACGGTGAGCGATAGCTGATGAGCACCAGGGCTAGTCAGGTGGGGAGTCAGTTCGAGACTGACTCCCTTACCTATCTGAGGGAGCGCGGCGTTCATGCTGAACGCTTGGCCAAGGCTGGAAAGAACGACGAGGGTGATCTCGTTGTTGTTCTGCCTAGTGGCAATGAGGTTGTGCTGGAACTTAAGGTTCGGCGCAGCAAAACGAATCAGCTTTCGCTTGGAACTTTTCTACGGGAGGCTGTTGTGGAGGCTGCCCGGTTTGCCTTCGCTCGTTCTCGGTTTCGACCGCCAATACCTGCCGTTCTCATTAAGAGAAGCAATCATCCTATCGGGGAAAGCTATGTGGTACTGCGCTTGGAGGACTTCATAAAGCTATGAAGACCGAAGAGTTCCCGATGTATCCAGTCCTCGAACACTACGGGTTCGAGGTAGTCGAAGGACACTACGGGAAGATTAGGTGCGTGTTCCACGGTGACCGGGTGGCTTCGGCCACCTGGTCCGAGTTCTACTTCAAGTGCTTCGGCTGTAACGCTCACGGTGACGCCGTGAGGCTCATCATGGAAAGGGAGAACCTTGACTGGACGGATGCATACAACCGGGCCAGAGAGCTGACGGGAGAATCATCGCGTGACCAGAAGCCTACCAGCACTCCACAAAGACGATCTCGTCAAACAAGACGGCCTTTCGTACCGCCCCGTAGCGGGCGGTGAGGGCAAGCGAATTCCAATGCCAGACCGCTTCTGGATTAAGGTCGACAAGTCTGGCGATTGTTGGGAGTGGGTCGCGTCTAGCCATTCAAAGGGTTACGGCCGGTTCCGATACGACGGAAAGCTTCAGGCGGCACATCGGGTCAGTTATCAAATTGTCGTTGGCCCCATTCCGGGTGGGATGGTTGTCATGCACAAATGCGACAACCCCAAGTGCGTGAGACCTGACCACCTGCAACTTGGCACCGTAGCCGACAACAACCGAGACCGGATTGTAAAGGGCCGTTATGGCTCTTGGAATAAGGGGCTGAGATACAACTATGCGCCTGACAGTGGAGCAACGAATCTCTCTAGAGTTTGCGGCTGCGAGCTACGCGAAGAACATCGACCAGGCTGCGGAGTATCTTAGTGGCCGAGGCTTCTCTGAAGAGTCGGCGCACGAATTCAGACTAGGAGTAGTCGTTGAACCAGTGCCAGGAGACGACCAGTTTACCGGTCGGCTTTCTATCCCTTATATCACCCGCAGTGGTGTTGTCGATATACGATATCGGTGTCTTCAACAGCACGACTGTAAAGAAGTCAACTGCAAGAAGTACCTTGGTCATCCGGGTAAGCCCCTCCGACTGTTCAATGTTGAGGGACTGTTTGTCGCTGGGGACTTCATCGTCCTCTGCGAGGGTGAGCTGGATACGATCGCTGCTACGCAGGCGGGTTTTCCTGCGGTAGGCGTGCCCGGCACTGGAGGCTGGAAGCCCCACTTCAACCGGATCTTCGAGGACTATCAGCGGGTGTACCTCTTCGCTGATGGCGACGAGGCGGGTAAGAAGTTCGGTGCGAAACTTTCCGCCGAGGTGAGTGCTATTGTGGTACCAATGCCAGATGGTGAAGACGTGAACAGCACCTACTTGAAGTACGGCGAAGAGTACCTAAGGAGCAGGATCGACGAATGACCGCCAAGCTTTCCTGGGGAATCTCTGGCAAGCCCATGGGCGCGCTAGTCCTAACTATTGTGGATGGGTCCAAGAGAAGCGAATACACGTTCCGCAAGAACGGCACCGCAGAGGCCCACAGCGCCATGCTGAGGGACGTTCTGAATGAGTTGGGTGGGTCCGTACCAGCCCCCCCGGTTCAGCCCGCCTCCGTGGCTCCTGTAGCCGCCGCCGCTGCGGCAGCGATGACGGCAGAGCCCTACCCCTGGGGCGGGCCAGATGAAGAGGCTGAACTAGAGAAGGAGATTCACTCTCCTCTGCCCATGACCGAAGAGGAGTCCCTGGCCCTGGCCAAGCAGAGGGCATGGGAGTTCGCTCAGAAGAACCTCGGCTTTGTCCGGGGCGAGATTCCTGACGACACTGCCGCGCGCATGGTGCGCGCTCCGGCACACTCAACCTTTGGCCAGAACCCTGGCTACCCCACCCTTGAGGGTGGCGGGGTTACCGCTGTCGATGGAACCTTCATCGACCCTTCCGCTTTCCGCGAGAAGCCTAGGTTTAATGTAGGAAACCATGAAGACTAAGTGGCGCAGATTGTTCGAGTACGAGAAGGAAACTTCCGAACTCGCAATTCAAAAGCTGGACGCTCAAACGGCAGCCATGCAAACCCTTCGTGAGTCATACGAGGCTCAGGTTGCCGGGTTGAAGCGTGTATACAATGACCTAATGGACCGGTATAACCGAGAGTTCAATGATGGCTGGGTTGAGGCCCTGGCTACCGAGCAGAACAAACTCCTGGCAGAGCAGAATCAGCGGCTCTCGCGAAAGATCCTCGATATCCTGGAGGTAATCCAGGAAGGAGACCAGATCCATCATGAAGTCTATTCTGATCCTGCCTGATCTTCAGGTTCCCTATCACGATCGCAAGTTCGTCTCCGTGATGGCACAGTTCATCGACGACTTCAAGCCGGACGAGATCGGCCAGATCGGTGACCTGATGGACCAGCCTCAGCCTAGCCGCTGGAACAAGGGAATGGCTGGTGAATACGAGGATACCCTCCAGAAGGATATCGACACCACCAAGAACATCGTTGATGTATTGCGCATCAACTGGGTAGTGATGGGAAACCACGATGAGCGAATCGAATCCTACGTCGCTCGATATGCTCCAGCCCTCAGAAGTCTCCACGCTCTCCGATTTGAGGAGCTTCTTGGACTCGAAGCTAGAGGAGTTACACTCTATCGAGAGCCGTTTGAAGTCGCTCCAGGGTGGATTGCCGCTCATGGACACGAGGGCACACACAGCAGTGTATCTGGTCGCACAGCTTACGGACTTGCGCGACGATTTGACCGCAGCGTTGTTTGCGGCCACACGCATCGTGCGGGCATCGTATCGGAATCAGTTGGACTAGGTAAGAAGCGTCGTACCTTGACCGGCCTAGAGGTCGGTCATGGCATGGACGAGAAGTATGCCACCTACGTGAAGTCTCCCAACTGGCAGAAGGCTTTCGGCATTCTGCACGTTGAGGGTAAGCACACTCAGGCCGAACTGATCCCGGTGCACAACAACCGCTTCATCTACCAGGGCAAGGTGTACCGCTAATGATCGAGCTGGATATCGCAGAGGTGAATGCTACGGCCCGCAGGGCTGCTCGTGCGGCAGCCTCTAGGGTACCCGGCTCATCTGTGGATGACCTTGCCCAGTCCTGCTGGATCTGGATTATGCAGAATGAAGACCGAATCGTCTCGTGGCGAGACGACGAGGACGGCGGTTTCGGTAGGCTGTACAAAAGTCTCTACCACTACTGCCTTGATGTGGCGCAGCGGGATCGTGCAGAACGAACCGGCTACAAGATGAGTGACAACTACTACTATTCGCTTCACCAGCTGCGCGCGCTGTTGCCTTGGTGGTTCGAGGAGGACCGTAGCGACCCTCCTGCGGTCATTCCCGACAGAGACATGAAGATGGACCTAGACCTGGCCTGGAAGCGCCTCCAGGAGGCCGATAGGCGGCTGCTGGCCAGGGCTTTCGAGGGCGACCCTGATCCTGGGCAGCTTTACCAGGCTCTTGCGGTCGAGTACGACTGCTCCGATGACGCGGCACGCAAGAGGGTGGAGCGTTCTCTTCGTCGGCTACAGCAGCAGATCGGTGGTGAGCGTCCAGTTCACCACGAACGCCGGAAGGTGATGAGCAATGCAAGAGCAAGGGTCGAAGTCTCCACTGCCTACGATAACGATTGAGCCCATTGTTTACGTATATGTCAACCATTACAACGGACCGCACGGTCTAAGCCCAACGTATGAGCTGGGCATCTCTACCGGAAAGGCGGAGTTCTATGTCGATTTCACCGAACAGCAGTGGGAAGCCTTCAAGGAACTCGTCAACAGCGGACGCTTCAACAACGACTGACGACTGGACTAGGCTGCGTGAGGCGGTCAAGAAGCTAGAGCGGATTGATCGGGTTGTCACTCTGGTAGATTTCGATGCTATCGAAACTGTTCAAGTCCTAGTTCCCAAACTGCTCGACGCTTACGCGGAACTGTGGGAAATGTCTATGGCCATGACGCAGGCATGGGAGAAGCTTAACGAGTCCAAGAACTCTCTGTATGTTCCGGACGCTACCGAAATGGTTCAAGGAGCGCACTTGAACCATGACGGAACTTCTCCGTCCAAGAGAAGTTCCTAAGATGGTGCAACATGAAGTGCACAAGGAGCGTTAATGGAAGGCGCAAGGAGCGCTTCGCCTCACGCCCTGAGGCTGAGATGGTTCTCCTTAACGCTAAGATCGCGAGGTCCCTACGAGGGAACGTCAAGCGTAATGAGTGCAGGGCCTACTACTGCCAGTGGTGCCAAGGGTGGCACACCACCTCAATGCCATACACCGCACCTGCCAGCACACGCAGTACTGCCACCGCCCAGCCCTCACCAGACAGGGCACAAATGGCAGTGTGACACCTGTCTGGTGAGGTGGGTCGGCAACTCTCAGTGTTGGTACTGCGGTGACTGGTGGAACACAAGGCTTATAGCCAGGTACTACGGAGTGAACTCAGGAATGTGAGGCCCCCCGAAGGGGGCCTCTTTCCTTTATCTTACCGCCTGAAGGAACCTCGCTTGTCCGGGTGGGTAGAGAGCCAGGTTGCCTCGGCATCGCCATCCGAATCGACCAGGGCAACGCCATGAATGGCGTTCTCGAACACCTCGTTGAATGCCTGGTGCAGGGTCGGGATGACCGCACCCTCCGAAGCCTTGCGAAGCAGGTCGAGCTGAGGAACGAGACTCTTGGCCGCGTTCATCAGATCCTCCGTGGTCAGCTTGTAGCGCAGTGAACCGTTGGCACGGTTGATTGCCCAGAGCTGTGCGCGGTCGGCAACCGCGCGAATCCACGCGGGCTCCCATGGTCCCTCCGTGTCGTGCATGAACTCGAACAGCTTGTCGTAGTCCACGTCCACGGACAGCCTGGCGGGATCGATGACCGCCTTGAAAAGCCGCTCGGTGCCGTTGCGGTCCAGCCCCGCGATGTGCAGAGCCAGGTCGATACGACCAGGGCGAAGCATGCCCTTGTGGATGTTCTCCACGTGGTTAGTGGTCATCACCATGACTACCTTGGAGTCCTTGGAGGTGATACCGTCGAAGGTTTCCAGCATGCTGGAAATCTTGTCGGAAGAGTTGAGAGCAGAAGCCTGCTCTCCCAGGTCCTCCACGAACACCACCGCAGGCTGGTACAGCATGGCGGTACGCAGAACATCCTCCACCTTGTCCTCACCAGTGCGAGCCTGAAGGAACGTCCAGCCGTTCTGCTCAGCAATCTGAGCAGTCATCTGGCCGATGGAGGACTTGCCGGTACCGAACGGACCGTAGAGAAGGACGGACCGCTTGAGCGGAAGGCCAGCCCTCTGAAGGTTGACGCTGTTGCGGATCGTGCCGAACAGCGCAGCGTCCAGAGCTTCAGTCACGTAGTCACTGAACACGATCTTGTTCGGGTTGAACCCGGACACATCGAGGAATTCCAGATCCCACGCACCGACCAGGGCCTTGCCCCGGTAGATGGAGTTCGTCTTAAGTTCCTGTTCGATCTGCTCGAACAGGTCGTCGATGGCGGGCTTGTTGAACTTCGGCGTATCCACGGTGATGCTGAAAACAGGACCGAGCTTGGAGCGCTGCGACTCCATCTTGACGATGGTTCCGGGCAGCGCCGGAATGGCCAGCCCGCCCCACGGGATAGTCTCCCGCTTCTTCGGACCGACGTTGATGGTGATGAGTTCCGGCTCCACCTTAAACGGACCCATGGGGGTGTCCACCGTGTACGGCTTGGCCACGGCCACGCCGTAGATCCGCTTGAGCACATTGTAGGTGGCGTTCGCGCCGTCGTGCGGACGGTACTGGAACACCCGGCCGAAGTGGATGACCTTCTCCTGATCCGCCTTGGCGTCCGCGAGGGTCTTCATGACACCCTCGTAGGACTCACCCTGCGGAACCGTGATAGTGCGGTTCTTCGGGTCCGTGTGAAGCTTGATGTGGTCGCCATCCAGGATCTTCGTCTGGGTGGTGGGGGTGCTGGTTGCCACGGTGAACTTTCCTTCCTTGTAGTCCTTCAGCCATTTCTTCATCTGTGGAGTCGGAACGTGGAACCTGCCGTCTGGGGCAGCGAAGCTGTTCTCTGCAAACCACTCGTCGTATTGTGGCGAGTGGGGATTGGATATATCACGCAGGTTCTCGATCTGAATCTTGGCCCAGTCAAGGCCAAGTTTATGATGGGCCACTGCGGTTTCCGGCTGAGTCTTACCAGTAACCCATGCCTGAAACTCCTCCATTGTCCCCTTGGATTCTTGCCTTCTGTAGTCAGGCACCTTAGCCAGACTCCTTCCTAGTGCCGCGAGGCGCATCTCGTCGCTTACATCGTAGAAGATTCCCCTGCTATCAGCGAACAGATTGGCGGCCTGGTCGGCTGTCAAAAACCAGGGGACTTGTCCCCCTTTTTGCGCTTCGCGAAGCAGGTCTATGTCGCCAGGGTTTATGGGGTGTTGTGACTCCTTGGTTTCTCCGCCGATCCAGGCAAGGTAGTCCTCAACCTTGCCTTCTCTCTCGGGGTAGACGCGCTTGTGACTGTAGTGCTGCTCAGTCATTCTCCTTCCCTTCTTCTTAGTGATGCGAGCGCATCACATGCCACTACGCACCTGAAGGTGCGTAGTGGCAAGCAATGCGGGGACTAGTCCCACTCGCCGGTCGTTAGTGGCTTGGTGTTCTCCCGATACCAGGAATCATCCTGATTGCGTGCGCGACTTCCAAGATCGCCCAGGTAGGAGTGGTACTGCCATGTCCCACTGTTGCCCTTTCGGTAGTAGCCACTACCGATGGCGAGAGCCCTGGTCGCCACGGTACCGTTCGGAATCGGTTTCACCTTGCGAGTGAAGGTGATCTCCACGTCCCAGTGTTCCTCTGGGAAGTAGTCCACGCCATCCACGTGCTCCACAGCCGTCCGATCATGGCCACCAGACTGAGACCAGAACCGGACCGGGTTCTTGAATGTCTTCTTCTCGGGCTGCATTTACTCCTTCTCCCCATCCTTGTTGTACTTGACGGCCATGAACCTCTTGTAGAAGTCCGTGCCGAACTCATGGTCGAAGTTGTAGATCTTCTGGCGAAGATCTCCCGGTTCGTCGGAAACGAACTGCACCTCTCCAATCAGACCGTAGCCGCCAAGGTCCAACCGAACCAAGTATTTGTGCTCCCGACCAGTCACCATTGCTGCGGTTGTTTCGACGAGCCTGAAGTCTTGCAGGTACCTATCGTGCTCGCTCATCTCTCTCCTTCAGAACGCGATTGTGGGGTCCCATTCAAGGTCGCCCCACTGTTTCGGATATTCTAGTCTTGAGAACTGCAATGACTCATCGTCAGATATATACATGCTGTTGTCCCATGCCGGAAGTTTTTCGCTGTCGAAGCGCGGAACGTCGTACTTCAATTGAAACATCGGCTGAAGCAGGTGCATGCTTTTGGCGATAGACCTGATTCCATCTACCGTCAACTGTCTAATGGTGGCCATCACACATCATCCCGTAACGGTCCGACGTAGAAGCTATCGTGGAGATGGTCCGCGTTATTCTGGTTGGAGGAAATTCTCCAGCCGCTAGAGAGGAGCGTATACCAGAAATTGTCGGTATACTTACGCAGGAATTGGTGGGTCCTGTCGTAGTAGTATCCCTCTTTTGGTTGGGTGGTTTCGGTGATGGTGGCGTCGGCCGGAACGATCGCCACCGGGTAGACGTCACCATCAGCACCGTAGGCTTTGAGCCTGTTGCCATTTACGGTATCCTGGAATCCACGGTCAGTGGTCTCCACGTCGAACTCTACATGGAACTTTTTCATGAGATCTCCTTCTCCCAGATTACTCTGCCGACTTCTATATCGGCAGAGATGATACCTTCTTGTTTCCAGTCGCTTACGGTCTCCCTGGTAAGGATTCCCCTGGCTGTGCCAAGCGACTCGTATGGACCGAACTTGGTGGTCCTTGTTTCGGTTTCCGACCAGACGAACGGGGTCTCCCCAGGAGAGAGTTCTACGAACCGCTTCTCTACGTGGTCATAGGCCCTGCCACGATACTTCGGATTGGGTGCCCACGCCTTGCGCACAACCACAACCCGGTAGATCGGCTCGTCTGTATTCAGCATCCTAGCCACTACTGAACCTCCCGGCCTTCCATGTGAGTTTTGCCGGTCGGCCCCATAACCAGTACGCGACTACCGTACACGTACGTCTTGGGGCCCTTCTTGCCCCTGCGAAGCACACCGGGCTTACGCCCGTCATCATGAGTGCTCCGGTACTTTCCCTTACGCTTGGGCTTGCGGTACTTAGCCTTCAGCCATTCCATTACAGGATCACCTCCTTCAATGTTGCAGGATCTATAGGAACATCTACGTCGAACAGCTCGGCCGCCATAACGGCGGCATCACCGTTCTTGTTGTTGACCGTGAAGCCCATCGCCTCCAACCTGGCACGTTCCTCCTGGGCCCCAGAATGGGCCTCAGAGGCCGTGTAGTACGGCCCACGTACCCACGTAGGGAAGTAGCCTGTACGGCCCTGAGAGGGGCCTCTGCGGGCCTGTGCGAGCACAACGTAGCGGAAGCGTCTGCGTCTCTGGCGGTCAACCACCGCCCAGACCTTCTCCGCTACTTCATCCGCCGAAGCGGAGGCATTGGCCGGATCAGCCAACACCTCCGCGACAGCCCTGATCTCAGTCGGGGTAGCCATTACCCCAACCAACCCTTCTCTGATAGAATCCTGCCGTAGATTGCTTTGGCTAGTGGCGACATTTGCATCATCGCCTCACCAACTTGACGAGCATGGTTGTCGCACAACTGGAATGCAACCTCCATCTCGCCATCATGGTAAGCCTGAAGCACTAGCTTGTTAGGACCCACCGGTGCCACACACAACATGCACGGCTCATTCTCCGCGATGATTGTGAGGGCGCTTGACGTTGCGTCCGACACTTTCGTCTACCTCTCGGGTGATGTTCTCCTGAGCCCAAGAGGCATAGTGGATGATATCCGCACAGGTGCGGCACTCATCGAAACCGCCAGTGTGGTACTTGGTGTGGTATCGATGGATCATCGCGAACCTCCGTGACTCATCAGGTGGCTGGGGAATCCAGCCACCGTGACAATGTGGTGATGGTTGATGGGGCACACAAGGGTGTCCCGCATCCAACGAGACTTGTTGCTGCGTCCCTTGGCAACGGCAATCCAGTCACCCTTCTTGCGGTGCTTGCCGCTGCCGCTACCCTGCTTGCTTGCCATGGTTGCAAGCCTTTCTTTAGTTGTCGGATTCGAACGTCTCGCCGCCGAGAAGCCGCTGAAGGTCTTCCATGTCCTTCGCGGAGAATCCCTCGGCTTCCTTCTCTTGCCTCTCCCCGTGAGGGTCGGGCAGGTCGAGCGGCTTGGCCGCTAGGCGGATGCTGTTCAGACTTGAACCAAGGTGGATGTAGTCCAGGTAGCGATTCGCCGAAGCGTTGAGGATATCGATCAGCGGCGAAGGAATGTCCATATCCTTCGGCAGGTTGCTAATGACTACCGAAGTCGCCTTGACCTGATCCACGATATCGTTCGCCGTGGTTTGCACGGCGTATACGAGATTCAGAAGGAAATGATACGGAATGGCAATCTCCACCAAATCCGTAACGTGGTATTCCTCATGTTCCGGAGGACTTGCCGCTGCCTGATCTGCCGCCGCTGAAATGGCAGCGGCGTACTCCCGAATGTACTCGGGAACAGACCCATCGTCCTTGGTAAGGTCTGTAATGAGTACAGCGGCGGGACCTTCTTCCGCCGCCGCCCTCTTGCGGACCTCATCCTGCTTTTCCCGAAGAGGGTTCTCGTCGATTGTGTAACCCATCACTTCGTCCCTTCAGTTTATGGCCATCCCCTGAATAGGGGCACAAAGATGGGCGGGCCCGAAGGCCCGCCCATCAATGAACCGGTACTCAGTCCCCCGGGGGCCAAGTGGACCCGTGAGCCCACTCGTTTTCCGGCAACAATTCGCCGGTGACTGAATCGTGAGTGTCGTAGTACGCGGCCAATACCGCGATGCGATCCTCCTCGTCTCGTGCGTCGATGTAGAAATCGGAGTCGCGCCGGTACTCTTCTAGGAGTTCATCCTCCCATGGGTCGTCCGGAACCCAATCCTCTTCGAGGTAGCTCATGAAACCTTCCCTCTCGGAGAGACCAGATGGGCCCTTGCCCATGCCAAGGGATTTGGGTAGGTCTCTCATCTCGCCCCTACCGTGTCCAGATACTTGACGGTGGGCATCGCCTTCATTTCCCCACCCTCGTCACGGATCTTGTCGAAAAGTTGGTATACGGCGTCCATCTTGGACACCGCCATCTCTTCGCGCACCTCGGTGACAACCCCCTGCCCTGGCCATTCGACCAGGGCAGTGACCTCGTAGAGGTTCATGGTACGTGTCAGCCGACGTAGCGGGCGTAGACGTGGCCCTCGTTGTCCACCGTGCGAGCGACGGCTTCGAACGAACCGGCCGGACGGAAGGCTGCCAGCTTGCCAGCCTTGACGGACTGCGCGAGTGCACCAGCCTTCGGACCCTTCGGGTAGGTCTTCAGGATGGCCCACTGGCCCTTGTGGGAGCGCAGCTCTTCGGCCTCGTCCTTCCACGCGTCGCTGTCGGCACCGATGCCCCGAACGGCCGGAGGCGGGGCCTCCACGAACTTCAGCAGCGTGCTACCGACGCGCTGAGGCGCAGCCTGCGCGGTCTTGCGAGTGGTGCGTGCGGGCATGATGCCCCTCCTTCATAGAGTGTGTCCTACTGATTGTAGGTGGCACTGCACAGAGCATATACCCTGTGCAGCACTATCCCAATCAGTACAGATCGGGGTAACGATCACGGAACCCCGGCTTGCGAATACCAGCCTCTACCTCCAGCTCACGGATGCGCTTCTCACGCTCCTTGATCTCGATTTGAAGCTCGGTCTGCGACTTGCGGGGCGTTGTCTGGACCCACAGATACAAACCAAGGCCAAGGATTGAGATTGGCCACAGTAACGCCAGGCCGATCGCTCCGGCCGCAGTGAAACCCTTGGAGTCCGAACTCTCCCACTTGGCGATACCCGCAGCGCTTCTCGGGTAGGTGTAGGACAGTTCACGCATATGGTACTCGATGCTGTAAGCGCGCATGCGCCCATAGAGCGGACGCATGCTAGCGAACGCTCCGACCAACCAACCAGCGAAAACGGCCCATCCGATCGTCATGACACCCCGAACCTTCGGTCCAGTTCGGGAGTACCGTAGAACTCGATACCGTCCTGACGGTGCGGGTGGAACGGTGCCCAGTAGGCACCGTGTGTGCCGATCGCGGGCTTGTAGCGCAGGAACTCGCGCGCTTCGTGCGTCTCGATCTCGTCGATGATCACACGCAAGAGCTTGTAGAACACGGCCCGGACCTTGGCATCGAAATCAAGGTACTCCGGAATGTCTCCCACGTAGATGTGCGTGTCGTCTCGCACGCCACCAGGGACCATTTCCGGGTGACCCTTCACGGCCATGTCGCGGTCGCTGTTGTGCGCTGGATAGGTGATCTCCAGCTTCACCGTGTCCTGAAAACGGGACTTGACCGGCTTGATGATCCAGCCCGGCTTGTAGGATACGCAGTGAATGATATCCTCCGCGTCCTTGACCTTCATTGCGCTCTCCTTCCGACAACAGATACCGCTCTGGTATCCCATGAAGGCCAACCGCCGTAGCCGCTGGCCAACAAAGCATGTCAGAGCGAGTAGAGGGTGACGCGATAGGCGAACTTGGAACCCATCCGACGCAGGAACTCTGCGTCGCGTTCCGCAGCACGCCAGCCGTTCTCTGTGGCAGGGTAAGCGAACTTACCAATCCGTTGCCACGTTCCGATCCCGTAATAGAGTCCTTCCAGCTTCAGGAACATTAGTCCCTCCAATTCGTGTGGCGAAGATTCCAGAGCGCCACGCCGAGGTACGCATAGATAACGATCAGGGCCGAGATGATCAGACACTTAGCCATCGGTCGCTACCAGCCACGTAGTCGCCTGAACCACCATGGGCTGAACACCCAACAGATATCCCGCCCTGCGGTATGCATCAGCGATAATGTCGTATCGCTTCTGCGTTGAGAGTCCACGGTTGCGATCACCGTACTTCTCGCCTATGGCGATATCGTGGGCATGGCGGTCAACTACAACTGCCCTGGGGTCATCCGGGTGCATGATGCACATGAAGAACCACCAGGTCTTGCGGAACGCGGGAAGGACCGTTGCCGGATCCTGCCCAGACAAGATGCGCCGGACCTTATCTAGTGCGTCCGGCATGTGTCCTTGTGGGCCGACCGTGAAGGCTTTCACGGCAAGGTCGATGTTGTCGGCCCATCTCTTGTTAGCGGACAGTGCTGCAATGACGCCAGCACTGCGCCGCACGTTCGTCTCGTCAAGGAATCGGGCAAGACTGTTGGCGTTGTGATACCAGGTTCGGCCACGCTCTCTCTGGTCCTTCGTGGCGCTCTGGTACACCTTGACGATATTGCGAGCGTATTGCTCGGCAACTTCGTCGCTTACCTCAAGCGGAATCATTTCTCTATCCCTTCTGACCGCTGAGATGGCACTGCACATCCCTTGGGATGTGCAGCACTACCCTAGCGTAGAACGGGTACGCGAACTGCCCTAGCCACGTCCCACACGCTGTCTAGACCAAGGCTCTTGGCGACTTCCACGGCCTCAGTCCACGAGGTGTGGTGCTCGGCTACGCTGAGCCATGCGCCACCCTTGACGTGGCGCAACTCAAAGAGTCGTTTGCCGGGAATGGCGCTGGCACGCAACCAATACCGTTCCACGTACTCACACGTGGCCGTGTAGAGACTGTATTCCTGCGAATACTTGCTCATGTCTACGAACCGCTCAGGCACCACACCAGAGACCAGGTATCCCCGATCCGGGTGACGCCTATGCGGTTGCACTGTGGCATGCACGGTGCGTTGCATGAGCGCCATAACAAGTTCGCGCGCAACGCGCTGCACTTCACACGGTACCGACATTAGTCGGTTCTCCTTCGTTCGTGGTTTCTCCCCCCTCCATCGAGTAGGGGACTTCTTCTAGCCTTTGGTACAGGTCGAAACGCTCTTGCCAGGTACGGACCTTGACAATGCTGCCTTCCGGCATCGTGTCCGTGAAGGCAGCAACAGCCATTGCCACGGCCAGGTCATATGCTTCGGTGATGCGAGCGAGGTATGCCTTGCGGTTGCCCAGCTCGATCTCAAATGTGATTCGGATTATCTTGCTCTTGTCCATTGGGACCATTCCTTGAGGTAGCGACTGGTCCCCCCTCTTATGCCCTGACTGTTTAAGGCGCGCCTGTTGCTCCGACTCTGAGGTGGCAACAGGCTGGACGTTACGCTGGGATGCTGTAAAGGACGGAAGTGTGGAATTCTCCGTTGCCGAAGAACTGCCCGCCGCTGCTCAGGGCGTAGATCCTTCCCGGAGCCGTGGAGTACTTGCGAACGGCCTGGGCCGCCACGTATCGCGCCTTGCGCGGGTTATCGCCCTGACGTTCATCGCCACGCACCAGCACCCACACGTGGACGCGCTTTGACCCGTCCACGAAGTTGTGTGTTGTGGGTGCATCGAATGAGATATCCATGATCGCTCCTTGACTAGGGACCGAACAGAGTGCGCCTACTAGAGGCGCACTCGATAGGCCACTACTCAAACTTGCCCATGTGCTCAGGCACCCGGAAATCCGGTGCCCATTTGTCAACCGCCCTCAAAGCGGTCAGGATCGTGCCCTGGTGTCCAGTAGTGGTCATGCCGTACGAGACGGGAGGCATGACCCAACCGTCGCGTTCGTGCCACGCGATCGGAGTCTGGTAGCTGTAGACCACGTAATTGGTCTCAGCCGACTTGAACCGCTCCACCCATTCCTGGGGGAGTCTGCCGTACCGGCCGCTGTAGGTGTCGCCACCGCGCAGGCTTCCGTTGCTATTGCTGAACGGCTGCAACGAATCCAAAGCACAGCAGTAGTCCAGCCAGCTGTTCTTTTTGGCACTAAGCCGCTTAATTCGCTTTACCATGTTCTCTCCTAGGCTCGATCCGGGAATGCGCCATACGTGCCGAAGCACGCATAGCACACGAGCGAATCAGCAGACAAAGGTGTGCAGGGTGTTCACGCCGTTGTTGACACTGATCATGAACGTCTTGTCTGTGCCGCGCTCCGCCACGCGGATGAAGTTGTAAAGGTGGCCGTTGATCGTGCGACGGTATACAACCGTCCTGTAGTGCCGACCCACCAGAACGTCCTCACCAAACGGACGAGAGATTTCCATCTTGGACATATCTTGTCCTCCTTTCGCTTCACACCTGGTCCTTTGAGACCACATGTCTGTGCCAATGGGCACACATGATGTGAAGTGCACACAACCGCCGGACAGACCAGGTGATTCGGGGAACACATTAGAGTGCGCAGTATCCATAGCGTCTACGTGTTGAGGCTGTCTACGCACCGTAGTGCGTAGTGAGCTGGCTTACGTTACGGGCTCTGCCCGCACGGCGCTGCCAGCGTGCCAGCCTGCCACGTGCCCACACTGGGCTCTCGACGGTTTGGCGCGTGTTCCACAGAAGTCCGAACCGAGATTCGGCCTGTCCCGTGTGCTATGTCTCCCATCACGATCATTCCCGAGTGCCCTTCACGGGGGCCTGCCGTCCGTCCGGGGCTCTGCGCCTGATCCGGAGTTTCGCGGGGTTCCGGCGCGCTGCTTGCGCCTGTTATCTGTCCTGCCCGCTCGGGTGATCGCTGTTGAGTTGTGTGGTGCGGTCCGAAGGTCTCTTAGGGCGAGGATCGTGTCAAGTGCCGTTAGCCTAGCTAACTTGTTTTGTATCGTAGAACCGCAGGTCAGAGGCCAAGTGGTCACCGACACAGTGTCGGCATCATGCTCGTTTGCCGACGCTACTGTCGGGAACAGCCAGCCAACGGATCAAGCTCTGACCTCGGCCGACAGAGCCGAGGGCACACAAAAACATGTTTGATTGAATCAAAATGAGTCACCAAAGGCTGTGAGCGAGCATTCGCTAATCCTTTGTGAATGCTCATGCTCGCTTCAAAGAATGCGAGCGAACAGCCGCTTACAATTCCCCTTGGAATTGCTTGCGGCCGATTAGATGTGCTGTGCACATAGGCCGTGTGTCTAGCACTTCGTGCATCCACACGAAATAACACGCTCATATCTTTGATATTCGCTGATAAACAACAATGAATGCGCCAACACGCATTCATACGCCACCTACAGACCTTCGCACATCGTCGCAGAGCTCTGATGTGCTGTGCTTGCCGTCAACGAGTTGACGTCAACCCCAGGTCTTTAAAAGGTGGCTCGTGTGTGTGT